CTGCACCAGATGTTATTCAAGACACTACAATTGATGTAGAATATGTTGGGCCATTAGCTAGATCACAAAGAATGGAAGAAGCAGTTGCTATAGAAAGATTATATACTTTAGCAATGAATATTGCACAAGTTGATCCTGCTATTATGGATAATATAGATCACGATAACGCAATTAGAATGAGAGCAAAATTACTTGGTGTACCTAAAACTGTTTTAAGAGGTAAAGATCAAGTTGATGAAATGAGAGCCGCACAAGCAGAAGCACAACAACAAGCGGCAATGGCACAACAAGCACAACAAGAAGCACAAGTAGCTAACACACAAGCTGACGCAACTAAAAAATTAGCAGACCCTAATGTACAATCCGCTATGGGAGATATGGCAGATGATATGGGTATGTCTGATATGATGGGATAATATGGCAGATCAAGATACTGATCTAAAACAATTAAAACAACAATACAAAATTACATTTTCATCTAAAGAAGGTGAAAAGGTATTAGCAGATTTAACGTCTGCTTATTATCATAGGAGTTCATTTATAAAAAATGATCCCCATGAAACATCATACCGTGAAGGACAAAGATCGGTATTAATCAGAATAATCAATCTATTAAAGGAGAATAAAAATGTCTGATGAACAAACGACCACAACTGACAATCCAGAAACAGTTATAGCTAATCAAATACAAGAAACAGCTAATACAGTTCTTGGATCAGAAAGTGATAATCAAAACGATTGGAAATCATCACTATCTGAAGAAATAAAAAACGATCCAACACTTGCTAACTTTAAAGATGTTGAAGGTCTTGCTAAAACAGTAATACATCAACAAAAAGTTTTAGGTAGTAGAGTACCTATTCCTAAAACAGATGAAGAAAAAGCAGAACTTTATAACAAACTAGGAAGACCAGAAGACCCTAGCAAATATGAAATAAATGTACCAAATGAAATGGTTGATTATTTTAAAAAAGAAGATGTTGAACAATTTAAAAACGTGGCACATAAAATTGGTTTAAACAATGATCAAGTAAATGCTTTAATGGAATATCAAGTTCAATCTACGCAAAATACTTTAAACAATGAAGGTGCGGTTATGGCCCAACAAAAAGAACAAGCAGAAGAAGTGCTTAAAAAAGAATGGGGTTATGATTACGATAAAAATGTTAGAGCCGCAGATAGAGCATTAAATGTTTATGGAGATGATGAATTAAGAAATTTATTAACTCAAACATCTGCTGGTAATAATCCTGCTGTTTTAAAATTTTTAGCAACTATTGGTAAAGAAGTAACAGAAGATATGGCACAAAATACTACTAACAATAGATTAGCCGTATCACCATTAGATGCTAAAGAAGAAATTAATAATATCATGGCTGATACAAGTCATGCTTATTTTGATCCATCACATCCAAACCATGAAATTGCTGTAGAAAAAATGCGTCAATTACATGAAAAAGTGTATGGTAAATAAGTCACAATTGTGATATTATTACAACAGAAAGTTTGCCCGTAAGGACAACAAACTTACAAGTCATGTGGACTATAAAACCGTGTTGATTGTATCGTTATTACAATAAGGTTTCCCGTAAGGATAAAGACCGATTAATTAGAATATGGTTTGATGCATTAGTATTATACCCCCTATTCTTAACTTTTAAATAAGGACTAAAAACATGAGTACACAAATAACAACAGCTTTTGTAGAACAATACAAAAGTAATGTGTTTCATCTAGCGCAACAAAAAGGTTCTAGATTAAGAGGTGCGGTGAAATCTGAAACAGTAACAGGTACATCTCACTACTTTGAAAGAATTGGCGCTACTGCGGCACAAGTAAGAACAACTAGACACTCTAACACTCCTCAGATTGATACTCCTCACTCTAGAAGAAAAGTTACATTAGCTGACTACGATTGGGCTGATTTAATTGATCAAGAAGATAAAGTTAGAATGTTAATTTCACCTCAATCTGAATATGCGAAAGCTGGTGCTTACGCTATGGGTAGAGCAATGGATGACGCAATTATTGCGGCCGCTTCTGGCAATGCATTTGGTGGAGTAGCTGGTGCTACTTCTATTGCATTACCTGCAGGACAAAAAATTGCAGTAGGAACTACATCTTTAACAGTTGCTAAATTAATTTCTGCTAAAGAAATTCTAGATGCATCTGACGTTGATCCAGACGAAGAAAAATACTTAGTTTGTTCAGCTAAAGAGATTACTTCTCTATTAGGTGATGACAAAGTAACTTCTGCTGATTTCAATAGTGTTAAAGCACTTGTTGCAGGTCAAGTTGATACTTTCATGGGCTTTAAATTCATTAGAACTGAAAGAATAGCCGCATCTGGAGGTGACAACCTTGCACTTGCTTTTACGCAATCATCAATTGGTCTTGCTCTTGGAAAAGACATTTCTACTAGAATATCTGAAAGAGATGACAAGAACTATGCAACTCAAGTATTCCTATCTATGACGATTGGTGCTACTAGAGTTGAAGACGAAAAAGTTGTAGAAATCGCTTGTAACGTATAATATACTTACAATCTCAACTTACCTTTAGAGGGCCATTGCAATATATGGCCCTTTAATATATTAAAAGGATATTATGGCTACAGAAGTTTCAATTTGTTCAAATGCATTAAGAAGATTAGGTGATGACCCTATTACATCACTTACAGACGATACTGAAAGAGCCAGACTTTGTAATTCATTTTACCCAGATGCAAGAGATGCGGTTTTAAGATTACACACTTGGAATTTTGCGGCAACAAGAGCATCATTAGCAAAATTAGCAACAGCACCCGCTTATGGTTATGCTAATCAATTTTCATTACCTTCAGATTGTTTAAGAGTATTAAGCATGGAAGAACCACATTTTATTTTTAAAGTAGAAAACGTAGCTACTCACGGTAGAGTATTATTAACAGATGAAGGCACAGCAAACATTATGTATGTTGCTAGAATTACTAATCCTACTTTATTTGACAGTATGTTTGTTGATACATTAACTGCAAAATTGGCAACAGATTTAGCATATCCAGTTACAAATTCTGTTCAATTACAAACCCAAATGCAGAAACTCTATGAATATAAACTTTCGGAAGCCCGTAGTGTTGATGGACAAGAAGGATTTATTGATGATCTTGTTTCTGACACATTTACAACTTTCCGAAGATAATGGCTAGAGTACATCCTTTTCAAACTAATTTTACTGCTGGTGAATTAACACCTAAACTTGCTGGTCAAGTTGATTTTAAAAAATACAATAATGGTGTTGAGATTATGGAAAANATGACAGTATTTCCACAAGGCGGNGCATCAAGAAGATATGGTACAAGATTTGTAAAAGAAGTAAAAGATAGTTCTAAAGTAACTAGACTTATACCTTTTGAATTTAATATAGAACAATCTTATGTATTAGAATTTGGAGATCAATATATTAGATTTTATAAAGACAATGGACAAATAACTTCTGGTGGATCAGCTTATGAAATAGCAACTCCATTTACAGAAAGTATGTTGTATGAAATACAATTTACACAATCAGCAGATGTTATGTACATTGTACACGAAACATTAAATCCAAGAAAATTATCAAGAACAGGTCATACATCTTGGACACTTACAGAAGTTGAATTTCAAAATGGCCCTTATTTAGATACAAATGAAAGTTCAATTACATTTGCATCATCTGCAACAGGTGTTGGTACAGGAAGAACTTTAACTGCATCTGGAACTGCATTTGGATATGAAAATAACGGTTTTCATTCTACTGACGTTGGAAGATTAGTTAGATTAAGAGATGGTTGGGGTGTAATTACTGGTTATACATCAGCAACAGTTGTTACTTGGGAAATAAAATTAGATTTAGGTTCTGCAACCGCTACAACAGATTGGGCATTAGGTGCTTGGTCTGAACATTCAGGTTATCCTAAAACAGTTTCATTTTTTGAACAAAGATTAATATTTGGTGGAAGTACATCATATCCACAAACTATATGGGCTAGTGAAAGTGGTTTTTATGAGCATTTTCATGCAGGTGATGGTAGTCCAGCAGATAGTTTTATTTACACAATAGCGGCTAACAAAGTAAACACTATTAGATGGTTAGCACCTGCTAGAGATTTAATTGTTGGTACAGCAGGTGGTGAATTTAAAGTAGGAAGACCAACTGGTGAGCCTTTACAACCCGACAACGTACAAATTACACAACAAACTACATATGGTGGTTACAGTACACAACCTATTCAAATTGGTAACGCTGTCTTGTTTGTACAAAGACAAAGAAAAAAAATTAGAGAATTAGCATACAGATTTGAAGATGATGCATATTTAGCACCAGACATGACATTACTTGCAGAACATATTACAGGTAATGGAGTTGTTGATGTTGATTATGCACAAGAACCACAAAGTATTTATTGGGCTGTTAGACAAGATGGAATATTATTAGGTTTAACTTATCAAAGAGAAGAAGATGTTGTTGCTTGGCATAGACATATTATTGGTGGTTCATTTAAACAAACATTTGATGCCGCATCTGATGTAACATCTAAAACAACTGATCCAAATTATAATGGTTACATTACAATAACAAATCATGGTTTTAACACAGGTGATAAAGTTTATTATGATGCAAATGGTGGAACTAAAATAGGTGGATTACAAGATAAAAATTATTATTATGTTATTGCAGTTAATGCTAACACAATTGAATTTGCAGATAGTTATGAACAAGCAATAGATAGAACTGTTTTACAAATATCAGCAGGTGTTGGAACTCATAGTATATCTGCACCATCTAAAGTTAAATCTGTTTGTACTATTTCTGAAAATTTAGAAAATCAAACATGGGTTATTGTAGAAAGAAAAATAAATAATAACATAGTAAAATATGTAGAATATTTAGATGATAAATTAAATATGGATAGTGCTTTATCTACAACTGTTAATGCTGACAGTACAACAATAACAGGATTAGATCATTTAGAAGGTGAAAGTGTACAAATACTTATAGGTGATGCAGTATTTCCAAATCAAACAGTATCAAGCGGATCAATTACTATTAGTTTACCTGCAAATACAGGTTATAAATCATTAGAAATTGGTCTTGGTTATATCTCACAATTAAAAACTATGAGAGTAGAAGCTGGTGCATCTGCTGGTACTGCACAAGGTAGAAAAAAAAGATATAATGAAGTATTAGTAAGATTACATAAAACTGTTGGTATTAATATAAATGGAGATCAATTACCATTTAGAACTTCATCTACACCAATGGGCCAAAATATTGCAGAATTTACTGGAGATAAAAGGGTAATTAATTTAGGATGGGATAGAGATGGACAAATTATTATAAAACAAGAACAACCTTTACCAATGACGGTATTAGGTATAACAGGAACATTAGTAACAAGTGATTAAGGAGTAAAATATGGCATTTCAAATGATACCTTTTTTAATGGCGGCTAGTACAGCAGTTACCATTATGGGTCAAAGACAACAAATGAAACAAATTAAAGCTAATGCGGCTTGGAATAAATATGAAAATGAATTGTCATTTCAATACGAAAAACAAAAGAAATTAAAAGAACAAGCAAAATTAATGTCTGCACAAAGAGCAAGAGTAGGTGCTAGTGGTGCGCAATTTTCTGGTTCACCTTTGCTTATAGCTAATGCAGATTTTGAAGAATTTGAAAATGATATGTTTTTTTTAGAAAAAAGAGTTTTTGTTAGAAATGCGGCAATGGATGCAGAAACAACTGGATTGCTTACTGCACAAAAATATAAAATGGGTGAAACATTATTATCTGCTGGTATGACATATAAAACATATAAACAAGATCAAGCGGCGGCAGAAAAAGGTATTGGTTAATGGTTTATCTAGTAAAAGTTTGGGAACATGATACAATGATATTTGAAGGATACACAAAGAAAATACCAAAAGCAGGTCAAGATTTTAAGGCTTTTAAAACTACTACTGATATGAATGGTGCAATAAAAAGTCATAGTTTTAGCCCTGCTCAATATAGGATTACATATGAAAATACCAAGATATAGAAGTGAAGGTGGTACTACTATTGATAGTAATAGATCATTAACTACAGGTACTCAAACAGGTGGTGCTGTAGCTAGTCTTGGTGTAACTGCAATAAACAAAGTTACAGAATACGCTAACAGAAAAAACTCTATTGATGCTAAATTAAGAAGATTAGATATTAATACTAATAAAGATTTATCTACAGCTATGATGTATGGTAAAACTTCTGATTTTCAAAACTCATTACAAAATAGACAAGATTTCTTAACTCCAGATAATTGGTTATTAGATTATGACAATAGTGCAAAACAATGGGAAAAAGAATTTAAAACTGGATTAGATGAGCAAACTTGGAAAGAATATCAACCTTTGTATTATCAAAAATTTTTTGAAGCTAGAAATGATGTAGTTAAAGCAGTTAATAATCAAAAACTAAAAAATGCAGGTCATGCTTTTAATGAAGCAAATACTGCATACAAATCATCTGTAGAACAAGCTAATTCATTATCACAAATAAAAGCACAATATGAATTATATACAGAATTACATTTAAAGAAAAATGTAGAAACTAATTTATTTGATAGAAAAACTTTTAATGAAGTTAAAGAAACAACTAAAAATTGGACAAATGTAAAATACGGAATGTTACAAGCTACTAAAGATTTAATTATTATGTCACCTAATGGTAGCCAAGAAGTTGATTGGAATAATGTAACATCAAGACTTAAAAACAAAAATTTTAAAATGGTTGATATTGAAGGTAAAGAATTAACTGTTGATGATGATTTAAGAAAAGAATTAATTAAACAAGCACAAGATGAATTTACAAATCAAAATTCATTACACACAAAACAAAAAGAAGAAAAAGATAAAACAACTAAAACAGATTTTGTTGATAGAATTATTGGTTTAGAAACTGGTACTAAAGAAGGTCAAGAAAATGCTAAAAATTTTATGGCTGATTTAGAAAATTCAGATTTAGAACCAAGCACAAAATTATCTATGAGAACTGCTTACAATGCCGCTTTAAATAATATGAAAAACGGTAAGAATAGTTGGAATAGTGTACAAGGTAATCAAGCATTGGCAATGACTACTTATCTAATTGGTTCTGGTGCTATGGATACTGAAAAAGAAAGAGAAGTTATTTGGGATTTAATGGCTCAAGGATTGTTAGAACCTAAAACAGCAATGAGTTTATATAAACAAAGTGGTGAATTAACAAAAAGCAGAAACTCATACAAAAAAGATATTACTACAAAAGCTACATCTATGTTAATGAAAGAAATAGGTGCTGATGAAGGTGTGTTAGGAATGTTAAATAATTTACAACAATTACCAGCAGAAGAAAGAACAGGTGCTTTATTAAGCGCATTAGATAGTGGAAAAATGACACAAGAAGCATACAATGCTATGAACAATATGTACAGATTACTTGCTGAAGGTGAACGTAAAGGATTTACATATGAAAATATGTTAGTCAATAGAAGACATCCAAATTACATTTTAAACGATTTAATTGAAACTTATAAAGGTACTATAAATGATGAAAGATTAAATGAATTACAAAATAAAATTAAAGGTATTGTTGGCCCAACAGCTACAGACCAATCTTTTTACATTATGCCTACTGAATACTTTGTAGGTAAAACACCAAGTAATGCTAATCTTGTTATGCCTCCAAGAAATGAAGGTGAAGATGTTATTACTTATCTAAAACGTGCTAAAAAATTAATAAAAAGAACAGATGGATTACCTAGTGTTATTACTGGAGAAAATGTTGAAACATTAGATGTATCTGATCTGTTTATAATGCCAGACTTTGAATAACTATGAAAATAACAGCTTTACAATTATCACAAGCTGGGTTTGATACAGACACCATAAAATCGTATGTTGATACCCAAATACCTCTTTTAGAAAAAGCAGGATTTAATAAAAAAGAAATATACAATAGTTACGGTATAGTACCTATTAAATCTAATTCATTATTAGATACTGATATGCAGGAAGACACAACTGCTATTACAGAAAATCAATTACCTTTAGGTAAAAAAACATCATTAATGAAATTACAAGATGAAGAAAATGCTAACACAATTAAATCTAACAAAACATCTGACGGTAAATACAATCTTAAAAACACTACATTTGATTTATTAAAGAATGAAGATCAAGCTAAAATTGTAAATAAAATAGATGAAGCATATAAATTATTTAAAGAAGATGATGATGGTAGAGTAGGATTTATAGATAATTGGATGGAAAAATACTATCCAAACATAGCATATGAAAAAGAAAAATTTAAAGGTAGTGTAGATTTAACTTTAGCAGAAAGTGCATTGAATGATGAACAAGTTAAATTACTAGAAAACGCACAAGCTAAAGATGCTATTGCAGGTAACTTTGGTTTTAATCAAGAAACAGGTAGATATCTTTTTGATACAAATTTTGAACAAGCTGAAGATGAAAGAAAAGCTAATGAACCTGTTAATGTATTACATACAGCTTTTTCTACAGGTGCTAACTCAAAAACAATATTAGAATATGCTAAACAAAATTATGAATTTAATGATATGCAAATTATGTATCTTAATGAGTTTATGTCATTTGTTTCAGCTTTAGAAAGTAATAATAGAAATATTTACAATGCAGATGGTAGTGCTGGTGGTTTATTTCAATTTAGAAAAAGTGGTTTTAGAACTGCTTTAAATAGATTTGTAAACATAAACAGAAAAATCAATAAAGATTATGAATTACCTTATTGGGTAACAGAAGCATTTAAACATCAAGACCCAACAAGATTATCACCAGATGAACAAAAATCTTTAGCATTAGCTAACTTTTTAGAAATGCCTAAAAGCACAAAATACAATCGTGCTGGTTCAGATCAATTAATTAAAGCAATTGCTAATGGTGATGTTGATGCAATGAAAAAATTATATATTGAATATCATCATGCTGATTATGAAAAAGTAGAAGATATAGAAGCAGGTGTAGGACAAGAATATAGACTTGTTGATAATCAAAAATTAAAAGACAGAACTGACCAATATTTTGATAAATTTGGTACAGATAAATATGATTATGAAACTGCACAATTAGCTTATTGGGGTAATGACAATATTGTAACCAAAGCATTAGAAAAATTACCTGCAAATATAGGTGATAAAGTTTTAAATGCTTTTGGTGGTAAAGGTTATTACAACGTATTTACAAATGGTTACGAACAATCTGTTAATGGTATGTTAGACAGATATTATCAAGTATTTATTGATGATCCTAATGCTGATCCTAAAGAAGCAATACAAAAAGTATTTATGTATCAAGAACAAAGATTTGATAAAGATATTGTTGCATCTGCTGTTACGTTAGTAAATGATTTACCATTTATGGTGGCAGGTTGTTTTGCGGCAGGTGGTACAGCTTTAGNTGGAAGTTTGGGTACAGCCGCACCTGCGTTACCTGTTATATGTGGTGCTGGTGGTTTTGCATTACCAGAAGTTATTAGATCATCTTACATGAGAGCAATAGAAGATAATTTTGTAGGTTCATTTCCAGAATTTTTAAGTCACTACATGGATAAAAAAACAGCATTAGTTGCTGGTAAATCCGCAGTAATTGGTGGTGTTACATTTGGTGCTGGTGCAAAAGTTAAAGCATTAACAGGAAGTACAACAGCTAGATTAGCAACAGAAGTAAGTGTTATGACTACATTAGGTGCGGCATTAGAAGGCCATGTACCTACAATGAGAGATTTTGCTCATGCTACGGTCTTGGTCTTTGGAATACATGGGTCAATACGAGGTATGAAAATGTTTAAAGACATTTATACTGAATACGGCAGACACCCTAGAGATGTAATTAAAGACATGGAAAAAGACGTAACTGTTAGACATCAAATAGAAAATGGTCAAATGCCAACTCTTTACGAACAAGGTGCTAAAACAGTTGTAGAAGGATTAGAGAAACAAACTAACATTAAATTATTACCTCCACCAAAATTTAAAAACAATGAAATTGTTAATGTATCCACATCTTCTACAGAAGTTGGTAGGGTAATTGGTAAAGAAACAATTGGTAATGAAAAAGTTGTTATAATTGAAAAAACAAATGGTGCTAAAATACCAGTATTAGAAAGTGAAGTTAGAAAAGCACCAAACAAACCTATTGAAGTAAAAATAGAAGGTGACAAAATTAATATAAATTTTGCTAAAGACACATCATTTGCTGAAAGAAAATCTAATGGTGAATTTAATGTTAATGTTGTTGAGGTTACAAAAAATGCAGATGGTATTTATAAAGAAAATTTATCTAGTATTAATAAACAAATATTAGAAGCAAAAAAGAAAAATCAAGAAATATATAAAAAAGAAAGAGAATTAAATAATCAAGATGCTAAAGTTAGTTCTAAAATTTATAAAGAAACTGCTTTAGAAGTTAGAAAAAACAATCCAGAATCTACTGTTGCTGATATAAATCGTGCAGTTTCAGAAAAATTATCAACTAGAACAAATAAAAAATTAGAACCTTTATTAATAAAAATAAAAGAATTAGAAGTTAAAAAAGAAACTGTTTTTAAATCTACACCAGAAATTACTATAAGAGATACAGGAAGCGCAATAAGAATAGTTACAAAAGATGGTAAGACAATTGCTAATGAAACAATAACTATTCAATCTAAATTTTACCCAGAATTAGCAAAAAGATTTAAAGAAAACAAAAAACAAAAAACAGAATACAATAACGCTAAAGAATTAATTACTAAAGAACGTAATGGTTTATCTTCAATTGCTAAAAAAGTTGAAGTTTTATTTGCATTAAAAGGCAATATTGAAAAAATGATTTTAAGAGTTGGTAAAGACAATGTTGCTATACCAAGATCAGCTTATGAACAATTAATCAAATTTACTGAAAAAGGTGAAATTAAAACTGCTGAAATAATGGGTAGTGAAGGAAGACAAGTTATAATGATGTTGCATCCAGAAACAGGTAAGATTTTAGCAACTATAAAAGGTGAAAAAATTAATGGTGAAATAGATGCACAAGCTACTAATTATTTTAATAATTTTAAAGAAAAAGAAGGTGTACATTTTGATAGAGTAAATAGTAGTAGAGATGGTGATAACTGGGGAATACCTAGAGATATATTTACACAAGAAAAGAATTTACCAGCAGACTACGCAAACAATTCTGCGGCATGGAAAGGTCTATTTAATTCATCAAAAGGATTAGACTTAATTGATCTTGTAGAATTATACAAAGCATTTGTTAAAAAATCACCAGAACTAAATAACTTACCAACAGGTCTAAATGGTTATTTTCAATTTAAAGGCAAAAAATCACCTAGAATAGTTATCAATGAAGCATTACAAAAAAACCCAGAACAATTTTTAATGACGTTTGCACATGAGTTAGGACACTTAATTGATTACTTACCAAATGCTTCTTTATCAAGAGGTAATATATTAGGTTCTATAGCCGCTTTAAAAGGATACATGAACAAATGGATTGATGGTAAAAATGAAGGTGCAAAACCATTAAGTGCAAAAGAAATAGAAGCTATTAAATCAGCCGCAATAAAAGAAGCAAAAGCTAAAGAAAAAGAAACTAATGCAGAAATTAAACAGTTAGAAATTACACCAGAAACTATATTACAAATTTTTAGAGATGCATCTGCTAGAGATAAAATTAATCCAGATTTTTATAATGCATTTATAAAATTAGACGGTGCATTAAAAAGACAAGTAGTTAAAGATGCAATGAAGGGTTTAATGTCACAACACATGAAAGCTATTGCAGATAAAATTAATGGCAAACCTACTGATAGCAGATTAACTAATGAAGCATACAAAATCTTTAAAGATAAATTTGAAAGAATAATTAAAGAAAGAGGATTAGTTAATAAAGAATGGATTACAAGTGAATTAAAAAGTCTATCAGCTAAATGGAAACCATTTGATAGAAGTGCTAGAGCAGATTACACAGCATATAGAGATGGCCCTAGAGAACTAATGGCAGATTTTATGATGGCGTTTATGCTAAGACCACAATGGGTTAAAAACAATGCACCTAGAACATGGGAAATGTGGATGCATTATATGGATGCTAGACCAGAAGTAAGAGCAAACTGGGAAAGAATACAAATTGATCTTAAATCTGGAACAGACAAAAGATTAGGTAAAGTAGTATCAGACATAGGTAATATGTTTAGAGAAACTAACGAAGCTACAATCAAACGAATAGAAAAAGATTACAAACCAGATTTAGCTGATGTTCTTGGTACTGAAGCAATTGATAACTTTTTTTGGATATATAGAAGATTTAGAGGAACTGGTAGTGATAGATGGCATAGTCCATTAGCAAAAGAATTAAACTGGTCAATTGAAAACTACAGATACCGTCATGCTAAATTAAAAAGATACACAGATGATATGATGCGTAAAGTTGTAAAACCAGCAGAAGAACTAGGATACAACAGTATTGATATTGGTACTATGTTATTTTTAAGAAACATAGCTGAAAGTTCACAAAGAAACAAATTAGTTAATTCACTAGGTATTATGAAAGTAAATCCAGAATTAGCAAAAGTATTAGGTAATAGAACTGCAAAAGAAATATATGATTATTATGTAAAATTACATCCACAACTATTTGAACTAACAAATGAATTTTACAAAGTTAGACAAGAAATGGTTATTCCAGAATTAAAAGAAAGTGGAATGTATGACAAAGAACTAATTGCTAAATTAGAAAACAACAAAGAATACGTTACATTTAACGTAAGAAAATATTTGTTAGAACGTATAGAAAAATACGGGCCAAACTCAAGTGCTACAAGATTTTTAAAAGGGTCAAAAGGTACGTTTGATGACATTATGAATGTATTTAATGCAACACTTGAAAAAGATATGTTGTTAATGGTTGAAGCTAAAAGACATAGAACAATGGCTTTAACTGTTAAATGGTTAAGAGAAAATAAAAACTGGATGGAAGCATATGGCAAAAAATCTGGAGAAGCATATAGACCAGATAGAGTTGTTTACAAACCTAAATTTATTGGAGAAGGTAAATTAGAAAAACCAGCTAAAGGCATGGAGCAATTTAGCTACATGAAAGATGGTAAGATGCAACATTGGCACGTTAATAAATTTGTAGCACAATCATTTAAAGAAAATCCAAACGGTACAATGATGATGTACAAAATTATGACAGGAACAGGTGATGTATTTAGAAAAATGTTTACTGAATATAATCCTGCTTTCTGGCCAATTAACTTAGCTAGAGATTTAAACAGATCAGTTAAATTATTACCTAATGCTAGATATATTGATATTGCTGGTATGGGTAAAAACTCATTGTTTAAATATTATTTTAAAGCAGTTAAACCTGCATACCAATCTATTTTTAAAGATGGTACTGAACTTACAA